TGTGTAAGCGGACACATAATTTGATTCTCACGGGACACATAAAATGATTATCAATCTATGTGTCCATGCCCCTAGCTTGGAGACGGTGAGCGGCTTCGGCTTGAGTGACTTATCGCTGGACGGCGCTACTAATCCCTTAATCCGCCTGCTCAACGCAGGCTTTTTACGCTCTGGGCTGTACCCTGCAAGCGCTCAATGCGCCGAGGGCGCAAAATTCAAAATCAGCAGTTCCCGCGCTTGAGGGTGGTCGCCCGTGGTGCATGAGTAGCGGCAAGTCACGGGCAGCAGGGTGAATGCGCTAAACAACGCCCATGCCGCACCGGCAAACAGTTCGACATAGCATTCATGCTCGGGAATCAGCGGCACGATCTGCCGCGAGAGCTGCCATTTTCCGCCCATCCATCCGGACAGAGGGCTTTTGATCATGAATCATCTCCTGCAGCATACTGCATAAAGATCAAACCTCGATTTCCAGGCTCTCCAAAGCGGGGGCTTCGCCGTCCAGGCGGCCATCGAGCACGAAATAGCGCTGGCCGGGCGTGCCTGCGCCGTTCACGCGCGCGATCCCGCCGCCGGGGTACTGAATCGTGCATGCGTTGGCATCGGCGCTGATGCACGTCCCCACCGTGCGCAAAGGTCGCCCGGTCAGGCTGGAAAAACGGTCAAACAGATTCTTCATGCCACCTCCCGCCGTTCCAGGCCGATGGCCTGCTTGACTTCCAGGACATTGCGGCTCCATTGCGCGGTGACTTTCACGCTGCGGCTGACCCCTTTCATTCCGGCGATGCTGACCACCGAGCCGGGTTTCACCAGGCCGATTTCTGGCGTAAACAGCGTCTCGGCGTCCAGGATGTAACCTGGCCCTGAATCTGACAATGCATTCACCCCTCGCTGGCGGGCAGCGACGCCCGCGCTATCACACAGCAAGTCATCTACCAGCGGCGCGTCGGGCTGCAAGGCGCCATCGGTACCGGCAATCTTGACAAAACCCAACACGCCGGTATCCACTCCTGATACATAGACCCCGTTATACGGCGGGGTATAGACCGGGCTTTGCGTCAGCATCGCGACAGCGTCCTCAGGAATCAACAGGTCCGCCGCCGTCCCGTCTAATAGCCAACTGGGCGCGGGCCAGCGTTTTTGCAAGGTGATGACTTGCAACGCCGGGTCGGTGTACAGACCGTCATCTGTGACGCGCGCCAGATGAATCAGCGCTCCGATGGGCGTATCGAACCGGTAATAGCGCCCCGCAGGCACCAGCCAGTTTTCACCCTGCCAGTTCAGGGTCCAGCCGGTGTTGTCCAGCGCCGCCTCAGCAAGCTGCTGCATCTCGCGGGCGTTGGCTTCGCTGAAATCCTGCGCGCGGGTATAGGGCGCGTGCAGCCAGGCCGACCGCGACCGGCCCTTCAGGGTGACGCGGTCGCTGTTAAAGCGCCGCTGCGTGCTGGGAACGTCCAACAAACACTTCCACTGTTGGCCGTTAATCGTGGCCAGCACCTCACAAGCCAGCGGGTTGGGTTGCACCAGCGGCCAGGCGTCTTTGCTTTCCAGCGTGGCGGTCAGTGACCAGCACCAACTGCCGAAGTCAGTTTCAAGGGCGATGGACGTGCATGGCAACGGGGCCAAATCCGGCCAGCGCACCAGCGAAGCGGTATTGACGGACATGTAGGTTCTCCTGACGGCCAGTTCCCGCGCGGCGATCAGCACACACGGCACGCGGCCCAGATGCAACGCCGCGCCCGGCAACGCACAGCGCAATTTGAGCACTGTTCCCCACGGCGCTGGGAGGGGGGTGGGAATCGCGTCTTTCTCCGGGTTGACGGCGTTGGCGGGATACCCGGCGGTTTGCCAGATTTCAATCTCCACAGCGAGCCGCCGCGCGCCGTCATTCGCCTCATCCCGCACGGCCCGCAGGACGCGCCCGGCGGCTTGCCAGCCGGTCACTGCGCTGATGACGATGCGTGGCAAATCCCGCCAGTCCACGGCGATCGCCGCCGCCCGGACCCCGGCGGCCTGCCAGCGGTCCGCACCGTCCGCGCCCAGCCGCGGGGCCATTTCCCACCGTGAAGATTGCGCTTGCGGGCAAGATGCGGCCGGTTGCCAGGCGTTCAGACCCGCACCGCTCAGCGCAGCAGCAGGCTGCCAGACATCGAGGGCGCGGGCGGGCGTAACGGGGGCCGGTTGCCAGCGGTCCAGGCCCGGCCGCGCCCATCGGGGGGCCGGTTGCCAGCGTTCAGGCGCGCCAGGCCGTTTCGGCGCACCCGGCTGCCAGCCAGCGGCAGTCACGGCATGGACCGCCGACAGCAAATTCGGGTCGTAAGCGACACTGAGCACGCCCGCCGGGGCGAGGGTCTCCCCGGCTAGCGCTGCCTGAATCAGCACGCCGCCAAGGATCAATCCGGTGGGGGGTAACGTTTCGCCACTGATCGTCAGCGTGCGGTCATTGGACACCGGTGCGCCAAGGACGACGGGCACACTGAGCGCCGGTGGACTATAGCCATCCCCGAGGACGACAGGCACGCTGAGCGCCGGGACGGAATAACTCATGGATTAGGTGGGCGCAGCCGTGTAGGGGCCGTGGCAGATCGGCTGACAGCCAGGAGCAAAATAACTGATGTCATAATCGCCGGGCGGGACGCTGGCCGTCCAGTCGCCCGTAGTAACGTCCGGCGTGGCGGTCGCGATCAGCGTCCGCACCGGTACATCCCGAATCACTACCTGCGCCGCGCCGCCGCCGCTGATCACTGTGGCATTGCCCGATAAGGTCACGAGTTGATACAACAGCGTTAACCGTCCCGGCGGAGTGTAGTTCGCGGTGTACCGGGCCACGCCCAGGGTATAGCGCACATCTTGTAAATGACCGTTCAGCGACTGGACCGCACTCCACGAGATGCCGCCGATTTTCGCTGGTGACCCGGTAAAGGCGGCGCTGGTCGACCAAGTCCCCGTTTCTTTCTGGCCGCCCACAAAGAAATAAACCGTATTCCCAGACCGTACCATCGCCAGATGCACCCAACTCCCCGTGGGCACGGTCAACGCGCCGGTATACGCAAACCCACTGGTATAGATAATGAGTTTGCCCGCGCCATTGATGCCCCAATAATAACCGTCGGTGTTATTGTTCCCGGATTGGGTATTGAGCAAGCACGTATAGTCTTTATGCGCGACGATATACGCCCACATTTCCGCCGTAAATGCACCGGTTCCTGACTGGAGGCTTGCATGCGCTATCTCCAGCCGGTCGGTATTCCCATCAAAATAGCCACTGCCCAGGCTCCATTTCGCCTGGGCGGTGCTGATCTTGGCATCGCCATAGCGGGTGATATTTTTCGGCGCCGCGGATAAATCGGCGAAGGTGGTCGTGTTGTTCGCGCCCTCCATCGGGACGATCAGGCTCACATTGGCGTAATACGGATCGGCGGGCATGATTACCGCTCCGTCACGGTAAAACTCGTCACGGTGCAATAACCGCCCTGCACTAGATTGAGGCTGTCAAGTTGCAGTAACGCACCCGATCCGGGCGTACCCACATCCGCATCGAAGACCGCGCCCGTCGCGCTATCGACGGCCCGCGCCCAGGTGGCGAAACCGGTTTCGGCGATCAGCGCGGCAGCAATCGCATTGCCAGTCAAGACCCCGTTGGCCACCTCGCCGGACGGGTCCGGAATCGCGAAGGTCACCAGAAGGGTTTGCGTCGTGACAGCGGTATCCGTCGTGGCGGGCCGTGCGCCGCTATACACGCGGATTTCACCGCCATCAAGCCAGGCCGCCAGCAATTCAGCGCGTGCCGTTTTGCGGGCTGCGGCAAAGCCCAGGATGTTACTCATGGCATCGGCACCGGGGTGATCAGGTCCGCGATGGCGGCGTTCAGCGGCCCGGTGGCATGGTCAAAGGCCACCACAAAATAGCCGTTGGCGTGGCTGGCCAGATGCGTAAACGCATACGCGCCCTCTGTGGTGCTCCAGGTTTCGCGCAGACACAGCGCGGTGCGCCGGTCAAACAACCGCACCCGGTAGACCCCCGTGACCCCGAGCCGGTCAACGGTGCTCGCGATTTGATGGAAGCCGCCAAACAGCCATCCCGGCGTTACATTCGGTAAGCCTTTATTGATCGGGGTCATCGCCACGGCCCGGTGATATCGAAAAACTGGTTGTAAGCGCCGTTGTTGTACAGATTATCGCCAAACAACGTCCCGATTTGCGGATGCTCATAGGCCATTGCACGCCAGTTCGACAGATTATTATGCACCTGGCCATACCAGCCCGGCATGATCCCCCGGTAATAGCCGCTACCCTCCCATGCCTCGACCGCCTTGACCAGCACGCCGGTATTCGCGACGTAATTCGCGCCGCCATTACTGACGATGTTGACGTTGGTCATATGCCCGCGCCGCCGCAACGCTACATTCCGTGTGATGCCGTTGTGGCTGAGGGCCAGTACGCCCGCGGCGTCGTCATCGATGCGCGGCAGGGTTTGCGTGCTCCCTGTCGAGGGAGTCGCGAACGCGGCCAGGCCGCAGGGGGCGCTGTCGGCAATCACGGCGGGATAGGCTAAGTCACCGAAAAAGCACTGGCCGATGCCAAGCCAGCCGTCATTGCTGTTGAGCGATTCGGTGATGAAGTAGAACGCGCGCGGATCGGCATACAGCCGCCAATTGCGCAAATGATTGTAGGCCGCCGACGCGCGGCGCAGCAGATACTTGGCGCTGCTGCCGTTGGTGCCGGTATTGACATCCGACATCGTCTCGAACATTTGCAGCACCGTCCAGCCTATATCAGCGGCGCTGCTGTCATCGACCCGCAAATACCAGCGGCTGCCTTGCACGTCATCGGCACGATAGACCGCCTTGCCCGTGCCGCTAAACACCTTGCTAAATCCGGCGGGCGCGCGCTTGGCGGTGATCGTTCCGGTGGCCGTTTGGTTGGCCACCCCGCTGATGGCGAAGGCGAAGACCGTACTGGACGGGATGTTCTGGATTCGCCAGTCGCCGTTCAGCGCGGCCGGGGTGGCGCCCGCAATACGGATCACCGGGCCGGTCGCGCCGGTCATCGCGAACCCGTGGCCGGTCGACACCGTGCCGGTCGCGACGTTGTCTGCCACCACCAGACTGTCGAGCGTGACACTGCCAAAGCCATTCACTAGACAGGCGTCGAAAATCGCGATGAACGTCCCCGGATCGCCATTGCTGGCCGGGGCGCCGCTCATCGTGTTGCGGAAGAATTTCACCGAGGGATCGGCTGGCATGGCTAGGCGTCCGTATTGCCGATCAACAGCAGCTCGACACTGTCGTCAAGGCCGGTGGGGCTGGACGGTTGAATGGCGCGAATGAGGTCCACCGGGTAATTGGCGCCGATCAGGTTGAAGCGGACACAGTTTCCCGTCGCCCAGCCGCTCCCCCAGCCGCGATAGTCCAGAGTAAAGTACGGCTGCCCGGTCAACGGATTCACCGGCGCGCAATGTTGCGTAATGTCGCCCGTGGCGATCAGCCCCAGATTTTCGCCAAACACTTGAAAGGCGGTGCTGGAGGTGAACTTGACCAGAATCCGGTCTTTATAGGCTCCCAGGTTGCTGACCATGATGGGAAAGGCGGTATCGTTGTATTGCGCCAGCGGGGCCGAGCCGATCAGGGTATCGCTGTATACCGATGTCCAGGCGGATTGAGCGAAAAGACTCGTATACCGCGCCTGCATCGTGCCGATGAACAGCACGCCCGATACCCGCGACTCCGTAGCGGGATAGGCATGTGAGACCGCCTGATTGAGGCTGATTTGCCCGTTGATATCCGTCTCGACAATCCGCGCCAGATCGGCGACGGTGTGCTGGAGCGCATACGGCCCAGCGTAGCCGGTCAGGTCCAGATCGGCGGCCATGGTCACGATCCCCAGTTCGCGGTTCACGGTATAAAAACTAGCGGGCAGGCGCTGCCCGGCGCTATCCTCGATCACCACCCGGTAGAGCCGTACCCGCCCGCAATCGATCACTTGGGTGGGGCTGAGATTCGCCTGTGCCAGCGAGGCGGTATGATGTATCAGCACCAAGCGCCCGGTCACATAAATCAACACCTGACCATCGGGCGGCAGGCGCGCGGCGTTCAGGCCGAGCAGGGTCGAGTCCGGCGGCAGGAACGTCTGGGCGACCGCGTTGTAAAGAATCGAATCGGCCATCACCCATTGCGGCTTCCAGATTTTGAGAACCCCCGCAAAATCGATGCGATGATCCGGGTTGTACCAGTCTTCTAGCTTCTCCTCCGGGGTCAGCGCGCTATCGATTTTCCACACGCCAAAGCGGGCGCGGATCACGCCCAACGGATAATCCACGTCGATGGTCACGTCCGCATCCTCAAGATGCCCGGCACTGTCGACCGTCTTGCTCTTGACGGCCCCTTCAAGCAGGGTATAGCGCAGTTGCAGCGTTCCTGGCTTGAGCGGGGACACGGGCGCGCGAAACACCACCTCATCGACGGGCTGGCCGCCGACTTCGGTGGTCAGCGATTCCAGGGTGATGGCGTTGGCGATGCCGCCTGTCCACTGATTGAGATAGACGCGCCCGGTGCTGAAATCCAAGGTTCCAGCCAGGGTGCCCGCGCCGGTGTCGACGCTGGGATTGCGGTAAATCTGGCCTGCGGTTTCGACGAATACATCCGAGCCGATGGTGAAACGCACGCTGCTGCGGGAAATGGTCTCGCCATAGCCGCGCGTCAAATCGAGATTCAGCGCCGTCAGCGTCACGGTTTCCGTGGCCGCGATATCGGTGGTCGCAGCTTGGTAGCGCACGGTCACTGTGCCGCTGGGGAGTAAGAGCCCCTGCCGCCAGGTAAAAGTCTGGCTGGTATAGATTTGACGATAGACCGGGCCGTTAGAGTCGTAGCCAATCACCACGGTGATAAAGCCCGCCGTGGGCACTGTGAGGGTGATGTCTGGTAGAAAATCGATCGTGCCGGCCGCATAACTCACCGCCCCTGAGATGCCTTCTGAAATCACCAGCGTGCCCGCTTTGTCATCCTGCGCCTCCACCACGTGCCCCCCTAGCCCGTTGTACACTGGGCTGGCGACAAACACGTCCCACGTGGCTTCGAGCGTTCCGGGGCGGATGGGCGTTTGGTTGACCTGCAAGATCAGATGGCCGTTCGTTTCCCGCGTGGGGGATGGAAACGTCTCTTCGATGATCGGGGAAACCCCATGATCATAGGCGAGCGTGAATTCGGTATTGAGCGGCGGCAAAACAGCGGGACGCACCCACCATGCGCCGGTCGCATACCGCATGAAGCCCACGCCGCCGGTTCCGGTGAGCGTGCCGTCCCCGTCCGGGCTATCATCCAGCGTATAGGTCGTCGCTCCCACCGTCCAACTGACGCTGACCGTGCCCGGAACCAGTGCGGTTTGCGCCGCTTGCCCGCGCACCACCGGGGCATCGACCGGGTCGCCGCCGCGCGGCGTGTAGCCGACGGGCGTTCCCCAGGTGTAGATGATCGGCGAGCCGACATCCGGCAGCGCGCCGGTGGTGAGGGTGACCGTGCCGGTGGTGAAATTCAGATTGCCCGACCCGTAGCTGGAATCCACGCCGCGCAACTGGCCGCCCCCCTGATCGCTGAGGACATACCAGACGTTGTTCACCCGGTAACTGACGCGCAGGGTTTGCGGCGCGGGAACCGGCGTCAGGGTCAGCACCCACACGAAGCCGCGATTCTCCGCAGTGACGATCTGCGCGGCGGAATCGGCCACCCGCAGGGGACGGGCCGCCGGGGTGAAGGTGATGGCCTTACTGGCCGTGCCGTAGTTTGTGACCACGCTGTTCCAGCGGATCACGCCATTGCCGTAGTCGATCGTGCCAATGTCCGTCACCCCGCCCAGGCGCATGACGCCATTATCATCGGTCAGCGTTGCGCCCGATACGGCGATGCTGACCGTGCCGGGTAGCGCGCCCATGCCCAGATACAGCGACACATTCGGCTTAATCACTTGCGCGGTGGCCGAAAACGTGATCGTGCCTGCTTTCCCGGCGATCAGCACGGCGCTGTCGCCGCCGGGGTTGACATCGGGCAATGCGGTTTCGGTAAATGCGGTGGGGATCAGGGGGCTATAGAGCTGATCGACCTGTACGGTAAAGTCGCCCACGGCGGCATCCGCCGCCAAGGGCCGTATCCCGAACATCGGCACCGCTTCGGCGTTGTAGCGGGTATCGTACATCAGTGATTGTTGTGTACTGACCATCGGATCGGCCCGCGTCGGCTCTGGACCCGTAAAGGCTGCATTCAACGGTTCGGCCAGCTCGCAGACCACTTCACGCACTTGATAAGCCCCGCTGTCGTCGTAGCGCGTCCGCAGGCTCTCGGTGATGCGGGTGATCCACAGGAACTGACTGTACTGTTCGACCGTGCCCGCCTTGGCGACCAGCTCCAAACGCTGGCCGCTGCTGGGCAAGGCTTCTGCGGGGCGCTGCCAAAGAACGGCCACCCGTTGCCCGGTGAGGTGTTGCCCCCACAACCAGCCATTCCAGCGCGCGCCGCGGCTGATGGTCTGTTCGATGCGGGTTTTTAGCGCGGCGCATTCGTCGTAATAACTGCCGGTCGAGAACGCCACTACCGAGGTGCTGGGGTCGGCCGGTTCGCGGAAGATCACCACGCCCGCGTCCAGGTACTTGTCGGTATTGGCGCTGATGACGGCGGCATAGACTTTGCGGATTGACGCATCGCCCACCGCGCGATCCACGTCGCTGATATCGTCGAAAATCTGATTGGACGCGCCCGACACAATCGCGGCGCTGGACATTTGCCCGCCGCCATCGGCGTTATCGGTCATGCGCTCAGCGGCGTAGAATTGCAGATCTTCTACAGTGATCGTCATTGAATCATGCCTCGGCGTTGCGCGTCTTCGAGCGCCGTCAAAAATGCGCTGGGGTCGGTGTCGGCGGTGGCGGATAGCGTCTGGCCGCGTAAGCCGACGAGGTTGAGGTTGTAGGTCTTGCCGCCCCCGGCGCGGTTGATCGGTGTTGTGACGTTGTTTGTGGGGGTGGTCGTCGTGTTGCTGCGGCTCTGGGCTTGTTCGGCGGCGTCGGCTTCGATGTTGGCGATTTTGGTGCGGTTGATTTGCTCCAACACCTGCTGCTGCTTGGCCAAGATAGCGAGCAATTCACGATTGCCGGACAGCTCCGCTTCCTGGCGCTGCGCTTCGATATCCGCCAGAGCTTGCTGATAGTCGAGTTGCTGGCGCAACTCCTTGGCTTTCTGATCTTCGCCGCGCGCCTCGGCTAGCTCGGCGTTGAGTTCTTGCAGGCGGTCCTTGGCGGACTGGGTTTCTTCCTGCATTTCGCGGAGTTTGTCGTTTGCGCCATCAATCGCGTCTTGCAACCGGTCCAGCCGCTCTTGATCCAGCAGGCTGAAGCTGATCTTGGCGGCTTCGGCTTGACGTACTAACTGCTGCATCGCCCCGGCCGTGACGCCGCCTTTCTCGGCTACTTTTTCCAGCGATTCAGACAGCCGGTCGGCTGACTGGGCTTGCCCCTTGAACGATAGTTCGATGCGTAGCGCTTGAATCGCGAGTTCGTTTGCCCAGCGGATAATTCCGCCTGCTGCCAGATTTTGCGTGGCGATACGCATCAGGTTGGTCGCGTCGGTGGCCCCAGCAATCGATTTGCGGGTAGCATCCGCATCCAGCGCCACTTTCCTAAACGTTTCCTCGGAGGCTTCCGACAAATCGCCCAGGCGTTGCGTCCACCCATTGATGATCGAGCTGACCCACGAGCCTTGGGCTTTAAGCTCGGACTCGCGTTGTTTGGCGGCCTTTTCAGCGGCTTCGTTCATGCGCCGGAGACGTTCCGCCGCGGCTTCGGCGTATTCGCCGAAAATCTTCAGGTTGTCTTTCCATTCGTTGAACACCGAAGACGCGCCCCGTGC